CGTATGCATAGTGATGCTCAGTTCGCAGGATCTTCTTCAGTACCAGCCCATGTAGAAATGATGGGATTAATCGGTATGGGTAACAACCCAATGGTAGGAGCTACAGTTGCAGTAGCTGTATCCATTGAAGAAGCTGCTAAAGCAGGTAAATTCTAGGAAACCGCTTAAATACGTGGTTTTTTGAGGGTGTTAGAAGTGGTAAAAAGTAGTGAAATGTAGACAATCTCTATATTATCTCTACACTATCTCTATACCATATCTCTACACTCAGAATGTGAATAAGAAAAGAGAGCCAAATTAATTTTTGACTCTCTTTTTTCTTACTTTATTTTTAAAATCTCTTCCATAAGCCACTCTTTTTTTCGCTTTGTATAAGTGTTCTCTGTAATGTCTTTTATTTTGTGACCCATGATACGTTTTACTGCATATTCATTCATTTTGGCATCACCAGCCATCGTTGCAAATTGGATACGGCCATCATGGGCACGATGATCAGGATTCAATTCTAGTTGTTCAATAATCTTATCAACTCTATGACGGTACTTGTCGTATGTGAGTTTTAAACTAGATCGATGAGTTTTAGTATCAGTGCAGTTGATCAAATATTCACTTCCTAATTTTTGAGCTTCCTGGTAACGATACTTCACTAGGCTACGAATTTTTGGATGAACTGGAACTATACGATCTTTTCCAGCATCGGTTTTCATTCCACCAGTAATAAACCAATTGTCTAAGTCAACGTTTTCTATTTTTAATAATCCTAACTCCTGTGGTCTCCAACCAGAGTAGCATTGAATCAGCAATACATCTACATAGTCTACATCATATAAGTTATTCCATAATTTCTGCATTTCTTCATTCGTAAAATTAATATGATCCTTTTTCTCTTCCTCGACATCTTTGATGATATCATCTGCCAATTTAAATGTTCTGGCATAATTTTTATCAACAAGTTCATGCTCTTCTGCATAGTCTAACATTAAATTGAATAATGATTTTATTTTGGTTTTCGTAGTAGGAGATGGATGTTTTTCTTTTCCATTGACTATATACGTTCCATCTTCCATGCATCCCTTAATATGTCTTGCCCGTAGATCTTTGGCACGCATTCCATAAATAGAAGAGCAGTAGTTCCAAGCGGACTTGACTGTTCGTTCACTAGAAGGATTGCTCAAGGTTTTAAAGTATTCTTCACTCCATTTTTCATAAAGCTGTTCAACAGTCAGATCAGAGTCGAGATCATAAGGATTTTTATGATATTCCATTAGTGCAGCATAAGCATCGTTATAGGTCTCAAAAGAAGATTGAGGTTTTAATGATTTATAAATCGGTCTGCCATAGAAGTTTTTACCAACACAAACTTGAGCACGGAAAGGTCTTCGGAGATTTTTGTTTTTTAATTTGGAGATTGTACCGAAACCATTAGGAAGTCTTTTTCTTTTTGTAGATTTGTTGTATTGCCGTTTTACAGCTTTAGTATCAAGAGGATATCCGCAGTGAGGACAAGTTATCGCCTTATCACTTACCTGCAATTGACATTCTGGACATTTGATCAGTGCCATATATCATCATTCCTTTCTAAAAAAGGGTACAAAAAATACACCCTTATCAATTTGTAATTTTGCAGGATGTATGATATAATTCTGTTGTTCAGGCAGAGATTATGTCAGCCATCCGTGGTTGATAGGTTTCTGAAATTCCGTCCAGTTGGTAGCTGGGCGGTTTTCTTTTATTGTAAATTACTTACATTATCAAATAATTTCCAGATATAGTTAGAATATTTTTGATACGGAAAATAATAATTACTTTTTGGAGTAGGAGTTCCGTTTTTGTCAAGGATATTCTTCAGTCGAACAGTTTCAGCGTCAAGCTTTTCCCAAGTCTTTTTGAATTTAGAATAATGTTTACCTTGTACAGAATAAACAAATTTATTCCAAGAATTTCTTTTTTTATAATTTTTATTTAAGTCGGAAATGGTTTTATCAATATTTAATTTGTTTCCGCAAGAGTCGGTTCCATCTTCTATATAGTGATATATATCACAGTATCCATTGTTCCAAATATCTTCACACTGCCAGTCATAAGCATCCCATAATTTATTAGTTATTGATTTATGACTACGAACAGATACTTCACATTTTAATGTTTGACCATTAACTTTTGCAGTAATATAAGCAGTTCCAGATTTTTTAGCAATAACCTTTCCAGACTTTGTAACTGCTACAACTTTCTTTTTACTAGAACTCCATTTAACTTTCTTTTTCGTTCCTTTAATTTTTAGCGTATAGCTATTTTTCTTTGGTAAAGTTATGAATGTTTTATTTATTGTTGTATTCTGTTTTGCGTGTATCGGTACAGCAGGCAATAGCATCATTGCAGACAATGCAACACATAAAAACTTTTTCTTCATACGCATTTCTCCTTCTTTATTTTAATAATAAAAACGACAATTCGAGATTATATCCCATTAAGTCATTTAGATAATCATCGTATCTTTGATACGGAAAATAATAGTTGCTTTTAGGAGTAGGCGCACCATTTTTATCAAGGATTTGTTTTAAACGCACAGTTTGTCCGTCAAGCTTTTTCCATGTCTTTTTAAAATTAGAATAGCGTTTTCCTTGCACAGAATAAACATATTTGTTATAAGAGCTCCGCTTCTTGCATTTAGTATTTAATCTAGATATAGTTTTATTAATATCCATTTTTTCGCCAACTGAATTTGTACCATCTTCGATATAATGATAAATATCACAATATCCATTATTCCAGATATCTTCACACTGCCAATCATAAGCATCATGCAATTTATAAGTTATTGATTTATTATTTCGCACAGAAACCTTGCATTTTATCTTCTTTCCATTTACCTTCGCAATAATGTAAGTTGTTCCAGGTTTCTTAGCAGTGATTTTCCCATCCTTATTTACTGCAGCGATTTTCTTCTTGCAAGAACTCCATTTAACTTTCTTTTTTGTTCCATTAACTTTCAAAGTGTACGTATTTTTTGTTGGTAATGTAATAAAAGTTTTATTTAGTTTTATATTCTGCTTTGCGTGCACTGGAACAGCTGATAATAATACCAATGATGATACAAGGCAGAAAATTCTTTTCCTCATACGTTTCTCCCTTATTGATTAAAATTTAGCTCGCAGTTCTTTAACTACACCAATAATACGAACTGGTTTTTCTGCAATTTCTTTATTAGAAAAATACATAGGCTCATAACTTGGATTAGTAGAAATTAAAGCTATTCCTTCAGCATATTTCTTTAATCGTTTACAAGTTGCTTCATTGCCATTAACAACAGCAATCACGATATTGTCAGTTTCGGCATCATCCTGCTGACGAACAATAACAACATCTCCATCCTTCATTCTTGGTTCCATTGAATCACCATGAATTTGTAGCCCAAAAAATTCTCCAGTAGAAGCCATATCCTGCGTAATTTCCTCTGTGTCAATAATTTCTTCTACACAATCTATAGGAATACCGGCAGCTACACGTCCGAGAACATTGATAGTAACCCCACTTTTTGCTGGAGTAGAATTACGTTTTTCAACAAGATCCGCCTTAGAAATACCAAAATAATTTGCCATAAGTTCAATTTTATCGATTCTTGGGTATGAATTACCTTTAACCCAATCAGTGAAGGTTGTGTATTTGACGCCTAATGCTTCACACATGTCATTGCGCGACTTTTGGTGTTTATTCATGTAATATGTAATGTTTTCTGCCATAATTTTTTTGTTACCTAAGTTCCCCAATTAATAACACCTCTTTTCTTATTAATTATTATGTTTTCAGTTTAGTATAAAACCGTAAAAAAATCAAGAAAAACATAAAAAATTACGAAAAAACCGTTGACACTACGATTAAATCGTAATATACTAAGGGTGTAGCAAAGAAAAGAAAACGAAAGGATGTGAAAATAATGGCAAAAGAATATACTCCAACATTAAAGCAGGCAAGAGAAGGACGAGGGTATACTCAAGCTGAGGCAGCAAAATTAATAGGTATAAGTGTTGAAACATTAGGAAATTACGAGAGAGGTAAAAGTTATCCGGATATTCCAACGCTGAGAAAAATTGAGGAATTATACGGAGTTCCGTATGATAGACTTATTTTTTTACCTTTGGATTACGATAAAACCGTAAATTTGTACTAATGTAATTAACTAAATAACCAGGAGGTGAGAAAGACGAAATATATACACATTCCATGGTTTGTAATAATAGGAGTTCTTATTTTAGAAATATTTACACTTATTAAATCATGGAAAGACATAAAAAAAGAAGATCCCTTAAAAGAAATAAAAAGAGATCTTCTGATCCAAAAAACATTAATATATGCAATCGTGATGACAATATTTTTATCTGGAACTTTTAATTTTTGGAATTAGATTTATTTTGCTGGATTCGAAGTTCTTTATCTTTTTGATCCAGTTCACGGTCTTTTTGATCCAGTTCGCGATCTTTTTGTTCTAGTTCCTTTTGTTTATATTTTTTATCAAATTTTAGTTGTTCTTTAGCTATTTTATTAGATTCAATCTGAATTTTATTGGATTCAGCTTGGAGCTGATTGGAGATAAAACCATTATATGTATTTACAGCTAAAAGAATTAAATTCAAAATTGCGATTAATGTATTTACTTTGATTGTTTTAGTTTTGGATGAGCTGTTTTCAAAAACAGGAGTTGGATCTTCTAGGTTTTCAGAAACTGCATCCGCAAAATCAACAGGGACAGCAACATGATCATCATCAAAAACAAAATCTTCAATAGTATAGGTTGTTGGATAGCCGGCAGAAGAGAATAGTTTTTGAGAAACAGTTATTAATTCTATAGCTTGTTGTTGAACAGAAGAAGTATATGTATTTTGAAGTTTCTGTATACTTTTCTGCAAACTACGGATAGAAGAACTGTTTAAATATGTATCTATTATGCATGCTGAAAGTTTAATTGATGGTGCAAGCATGGATTTCTTAAGACCAACAGGTACAGCTTTAGAATTTAAAACAGCTTCATATTGCATTTTGCGAGCAATGGATTGAGCAGCAAAAGCTTTTGCATAAAACTTAGAATATTTATCAAATGGTTGTGTGAACTTTTTGTATGAATCCAAAGTTTTTTGAACAGCTGATAATTCTTTAGAAGTCATAAGTTTTTTATCGTATTTCATAAGAATCTCCTTTCGTAAATACTCAGGCATGGCAGTGCCTTGTGATTTAAGTATAGGAGATATATGGAAGAAAGACAACAGAATAATAGCAGATGGCTTAATTCTCTGTCCGATACACGCAACCCCCCGAAATCCTCCCTAAATTGGTTAATTAAAAATAACACTTAATCGGGCAGGGAGTTAAGCCATCTGAAGAAAGGTAGGTGAAAGACATGAGTAGAAGACAAGATCTAAGAATCTTGGCAGCATATGCAAATGCACCAGAGCAGTTTCCAGAAGGAAATGTACCGATAGCATATGCGGCAGAGAAGATGGGGAAAGATGCTTGCTTCATAAGGGCAGGCATTGAAGCCGGATGGCTTCCGATCGGATACGCATTTAGAAAAACTGGAAAGAGCAGGACGAACTATTACATCAGTCCAAAGCTGTTCTGGGAAGTCACAGGAATCTTATGGAGACCAGAGAAAGGAGCATAAAGATGCATACAGAAACAAAAGCCATGATCTGCACGGCAGCAGTGCTGATCGCAATGGGAATCTTTAAAGAATTAGCTGCAGTGTGTTTGATCACGGCAGTAATCTATGAGGAAGGAGTGAAGAAATTTGATAGATAAGAAAGAAATTCTGAAAGAGCTTGATGAAAGAAAAATGCACCCCCTGAAGCGGCAACTCCAGAAGGTGCGGATATAAATAATTTAACACAAGTGCATTATAGCACAGAAAGTGAGAAGGAACAATGACAAAAGAGTTTTTATTACAGTGCGAAAAAAAAAATAGAAGAAGCATACAAATGCGCAGCAACCGACCAAGGCGATAAAGTGAACGATATTGTGAGAGAAGTAAGCAGAGACATTCTTCTTAAAATATCAGATAGTGTAACACCCGTTTCTGAAGGAACATTGCCTTATATCGTGGCATCTTTGAGAGTATTGGCGAATGCTTTATCCAAAGAATTAGATCCTTTAGATAAAGAGATTTCAAAAGCAGTACAGTGGCGAATGACGACAGAGTGTGGGTTTAAGAAACAAGTAGAAAGGATATAAACGATGAAGGAAGATAAATTGCTGATCAGTCGTGAAGTATACGATGAATTAGCCGCATCTTATGAAAGGGTTGAAACTCTTGTCCGGCTGCATAAAGCTGGACAGGATCTTGATACAAACCTGATCTTTCAGATCTTAGGGGTCGGGTATCTATTAAACAAAGAAGAATTAGGAGGACATAACAATGGAGATCACAGTAAACGTAATAGGGCTTGACAATCTGGCAAATGCCATCTTTGCACTGGCAAAGGCCGCAGGAAACTGCAAAGAGGAAACACAGGTAGATGCAACAAAGGTAACACCCGTAGTGCAGCAGACAGTCGCACCAGCGGAAACAGCCGCACCTACAACTACAACTGTACCGAGCACACCGCCAGTACAGAATGTGCAACCCGTACCAACAACACAGACTGCACAAGCGACACCCGTGGCACAAAATACAGCACCCGCAGCTAGTCCGGTGCCGACTGCCACAGCAACCCCTACATATACAATGGAACAGTTAGCAGTCGCAGCGACAGGTCTGATCGATGCCGGAAAGATGCAGGATGTCCAGAATACGCTGGCATCTTTAGGCGCACAGACATTGATGGATCTGCCACAGGAGAAGTATGGGGAGTTTGCATCTGCGATCAAAGCGATTGGGGCGGTGATCTAAGATGGCGAAGAAAAGAAAACATGCTTTGTTATCAGCAAGCGGAGCGGTACAGTGGATCCACTGTACTCCTTCCGCAAAACTGTGTGATGAGCTTCCAGATACAGAAACCTCTTATACCCAAGAAGGGACTCTGGCACATGAGATCTGTGAGTTAAAACTGACAGCAGATTCTTTAAAGACTGGAACTTATACCAGAAGAATGAACAAGATCAAAAAGAATGAACTGTATCAGGAAGAGATGCAGGGATTCACAGATCAGTATGTTGACTATGTGGAGACACTTAGCAACAGTCTTCCAGAAAAGCCATATATGGCAGTGGAAAAAAGAGTTGAGTTTGATGAGTACGTACCGGATGGATTCGGTACTGCAGACTGCATTCTGATCTGCGGTACGGTCATGCATGTCATTGATTTTAAATACGGAAAAGGTGTTCCAGTAAATGCAGGTGGGAATCCGCAGATGGGATTGTATGCACTAGGAGCATTAAAGGCTTACGGATTTTTATATCCGATCGAGGACATTTTTTTTCATATCGTACAGCCAAGGCTCAATAACTTTTCCACATGGAAAACGAACAAGCGAGAGCTGACAACATGGGGCAATGTCGTAGTCAAACCGAAAGCTGAATTAGCTTACAAAGGAGAAGGAGAGTTTCGTTCCGGGGAACACTGCAGATTCTGCAAAGTCTTAAACTGCAGACAGAGAGCTTATGACAATCTGGAACTTCTGGAAACCTATGAAACAAAACTTCCACCGGAGCTTTCAGACGAAGAGGTGGGAGAAGCCCTTGCAAAAGCAGAACAGTTGGTTGCCTGGCATAAAAAATTAAAGTCCTATGCACAGACAAAACTGATCGATGGCGGAGAGATCCCTGGATGGAAGATCGTTGAAGGCAGAAGCAATCGTATGATCACAGATTACGAGAAGATGGCGGATGTTCTGGAACAGAATGGATATCCAAAAGAAACTCTGTATGAAAGGGCACAGCTTACCCTGACAGATCTTGAAAAGATGGTCGGAAAGAAAGACTTCCAGACGATCTGCGGGGAGTTCATCCAAAAGCCAAATGGGAAGCCAACGCTTGCACCGGAATCCGATAAACGTCCGGTCTATAACCCGAAAACAACAGCAGCAGAAGATTTTAAATAAAAGGAGTAAAAAATTATGAGTAATACAAAAGTAACAACAGGTGAAGTAAGATTTTCATTTCCACACGTATTTCAGCCACATGCGAACAATCCAGGACAGGAAGAAAAATATTCTGTGACGATCCTGATCCCTAAGACAGACACAGCAACGATCAATGCGATCCAGGCAGCAATGCAGGCTGCAGCACAGGAAGGTGTCTCTACAAAATTCAATGGTCAGATGCCGGCAATGCTGAAGAACCCGATGCATGATGGAGATGGAACAAGACCAAACGGAGAGCCATTCGGAGAAGAGTGTAAAGGACATATGGTTATGACAGCATCCAGTAAACAGAGACCGGAAGTTGTCGATGCAAACTGTCAGGCAATCTTAAATCCTGCAGAAGTATATGCTGGATGCTACGGAAGGGTTTCTTTAAACTTCTTCCCATATAACACAAACGGAAACAGAGGTGTTGGATGCGGACTGAACAATGTTCAGAAGACAAGAGAAGGTGATCCATTAACAGGAAGAACAACCGCAGCGGAAGACTTTGGACCAATGCCACAGGCGAATGCCCAGTCTGCAGCAGTTCCGCAGATGAACACACAGGCAGCAGCTACACAGCAGAGTGTGAATCCTGTCACTGGAATTAATCCAATCACGGGGGCTCCGATCAATGGCAGCGGAGTTATGGGATTATGATCCCGCAGAAAAACATCCTGCATATCGATATCGAGACTTATAGTAGTGTAGACATTGCAAAGTCCGGGCTGTACAAGTATGTACAGTCTCCGGACTTTCAGATTCTACTGTTTGCTTACGCTTACGATGATGGACCTGTTGAGATCATAGATCTTGCACAGGGGGAGAAACTTCCGGAAAAAGTGATCAATGATCTGAAAGCACCGGCAACGATCAAGATGGCTCATAACGCAAACTTTGAGATCAATGCATTAAGTCAGTTTTATGAGATCTGGCCGGATCAGTGGCAGTGTACGATGATTCATTCTCTTTACTGTGGGTATCCGGCATCCCTTGCAGGAGTTGGGAAAGCAATGGGATTTCCACAGGAGAAGCAAAAGATGGCAGTTGGAAAAGCACTGATCCGTTATTTTTGTGTGCCGTGCAAGCCTACAAAGAGAAACGGCGGACGCACAAGAAACTTTCCTGAACATGATATGGAAAAATGGAACCTGTTTAAAGAATACTGCAAACAGGATGTGGAAGTGGAACGCACGATCGAAGATCATCTGAAGGATTATCCGGTTCCAACGCAGGAATGGACCAACTGGCATTATGACCAGACTATTAATCAACAGGGGACTCAGGTGGACCTTGCACTGATCAATGGGGCATTGGAATTAAGTGATCAGGCAGCATTAAAGCTTGGAGATGATATCCGGCGTGTTTCTGGAATCGATAATCCGAACAGTGTTGCCCAGTTAAAACAGTGGTTATCTGATCAACTCGGGAAAGATATTGATAAGTTAGGGAAAGAAGCAGTGAACGAACTGTTAGAAGCTCCACAGGTAAAAGCAAACCCCGCAGTTTATTATGTTCTGAAGAAACGTAAAGAGATGGCCAAGAGTTCTGTGAAGAAATACACAGCTATGGAAAACGCGGTCTGCAAGGATGGAAGAGTCCGTGGATTATTACAGTTTTATGGTGCAAACAGAACGGGGAGATGGGCAGGACGTCTGGTACAGGTCCAGAACCTTCCAAGAAACTATATTCCGGAGTTGTCACTGGCAAGGAATCTGGTAAAACAGGAAAATGCAGCGATGTTGGAACTGACTTATGGCAGTCTGCCAGATACAATCTCACAGCTGATCCGGACAGCATTTGTTCCAAGAGAGGGATATGAGTTTGTCGTTGCAGACTTTTCAGCGATCGAAGCGAGAGTGATCAGCTGGTTAGCTGGAGAGGATTGGAGACTGGAAGTCTTCCGTACCCACGGCAAGATTTACGAGGCTTCGGCATCCAGTATGTTTAACGTACCGATCGAGAAGATCAAAAAAGGAAATCCGGAATATGCACTCAGGGCAAAAGGAAAGGTCGCAGAATTAGCCCTCGGGTACCAAGGTGGTACCGGAGCATTGATCCAGATGGGAGCATTAAGGATGGGACTTACGGAAGAAGAACTTCCGGATATCGTACACCGATGGAGGACAGCGAACAAACGGATTCAGGATTTCTGGTATACGGTAGAGAATTGTGCGATCGAGACGGTAACACTCGGAACAACAAACCAGATCCAGCACGGGATCACGTTTATGAGAGA